CTCTCTAAATTGGCGTCGGTCGGGTAATCGTAACCGTAAAACTCGGCGTCCGTGCGTAAGTTATTGATATTACTAATGATTTGCGCCTTAACCTGCGCGTCGGTGTTTTTCATACTCATACAGCAATTGTCGCCGTTTTTGAAGAAATTGTAAAGAGAAAAAACTCTAATGAAATCAATAATTTGCGCAGCCTTTGTAAAACCTCCTGCAATCGTCTTGCAGCGGTCTTGTTTTGCCCCTAGTTTAGTCCTCATCGCTGGCTAAAACGGTTCCAAAGAAGTCCTTGTCGCTGAATGCCTTGTCATCGATCCAAATGTCGTAACTGGGTTTGCCCAAACGAAGTTCATGGAACTTCGCGCCCCATGCCGTGAGCGAACCGAACGTGATCTTAAATTGATTAATGCCGCTGCCCGAACCACGCGCAGTCCAATAAATGATTGTGTGACCTGCTTCATACAATTCATTGATCTTTTCAATGCGTTCAGGATATGGTTTTGACAAATCATATCTTTGTTTACCACCAATATTTGGTGTGTCGCAGATAGTTTGGTCAATGTCAACAATGTAAATCATGATAACCTCTATTGAAACTTTGGACCTTCGAACCAAGCAACTAAACTTCTTCTCGTTCCTTTAGTAACTGGCGTGAGTTGGTGAAACATAAAAGATGGGAATGCAATAACAGTTCCTTTCTTTTTCATTGCCTGCAGGTCGCCATCAGATGGCGCGAGATTAGTATAGTTGAAAATTAAATCACCACCTTCATATTCATCAGGATCAGTTAGTTGAAGAATTAAAGATATCTTTCTGTGTGTTTCTCCTGGATTGACCCAAAAGACGTCCTGATGCATTTTATATTCTCCACGATAACTTGCATCATATTCTGTAAACTGCATTGGTGGCAGTTTAGTCACATTAAAACTAAAATAATCATAATTGACGCGAGTCATAGTTTTCCACATTAAGTCGTGAATATGAGTAAACTCTGGATTTACATTTACATCTACCCACCTCAACACACTTCTTCGCATATCATTATCAGCAGTTCCAGAATTAAATCCGATGGTTGGTTGATGCTGTGGCAATTTTAGCGCGAGGGAAGTCAGAGCGTCACAATCGCTGTAACTTACACAATTTACCCAGTAACACCATTCCACTTTCATGACGGATCAAACTCTATATCAAATTTTATATATCGCGCGTTAACACCTGCCTCATAAAGCATTTGTTCGGAATGATCTATGCTATAGTGTTTACCAGCACCCTTGCCAGAAAACACACGATTCGGTCCAATAATTTCTCTAATACCAACTTGAATTAGTGCGCGAGTGCAATCAGCGCATGGCTTTGGTTCCCAGTTTAGATATGCACGTGCACCGTTTAGATTGATGCCATGTCGGGCAGCATTATAAATTGCATTGCGCTCAGCATGTTCGATCCAAAAATACTTTTCTGGTCTTTTCCATCGTTCAGGAAGATGTTCATCAATGTGACGTGGGAAGCCATTAAAACCCATCGACAAGATTGCGTTATCATCACCAACAATTACACAACCAACCTTTGTCGATGGGTCTTTGCTTTTCTGAGCGATCAGATTAGCCTGTAAGATAAACAATTCATCCCACGTTAAATCATTACCAATCATAAAATATATTATTTAATTCCAATCTTGCGAGGTTTCTGTTCATCAGGAATAACATTCTCTAATGAGATTGAGAGAATGCCATCGGCTAGGTCAGCATCGCGAACTACTACAGTGTCAGACAAAACAAATTGTCTGCTGAAAGAACGACCAGCGATACCTTTTGCGAGATATTCTCGTTCGTCTTTTTCAGACTTCTTGCCTGTAACTTTAAGTGAGTTCTTTTCAGCAGTGATTTCAATTTCGCTCTTCTTATATCCTGCAACTGCCAGTTCCACGTTGAATGTGTAATCACCAGTCTTGATGATATTCACAGGTGGAAAGGAAGATGAGGTGGATGTGAGAAGATGCGCAGCGTTATCTAGCGTTGCAAACACATGGTCGAAACCCAGTGCTGACGGTAGAAAGCGATCATGATTTAGTAGGTTTGATGTGAGCGTTGTGATGTTTGTCATTGTTTTACTCCTTTTGTAAGCAAGTTTAACATCGCGGACCCCTTATGGGCATCCACATATATTTATAATACTATCAACGCTCACCAAAGTCAAACTTCTTTCTTTTTCTTCCCAATTGTATATTTACTCACAAGTTTCCAATCATTCTTCTCTTTGAATGGAAGGATCTTAATCTGGGATAGAGGAGCAACATTGTCTTTAGATTTAGATGGGTCTACGAGTTTTACAAGACCCCACTCCTCCATAAGATTGGCGATTGTGTTTCTACGCTGTAAATCATTCTCTGACATGTTAGATGGCTTACCGTCTAGTTCAAAGAGTTCTTTGAAATGCACGATATAGTATTTGCCTTGTTTGTGTAGAATATGGCAGGATTGATAGAGAATGTTATCTTTCTTTGCTGCTACGCCAATACGAGTAAGAGTTTCGCGGACTTTGAGAAAGTCGTCTTGCTTGGCGAGAGTGACTTCTACGAGTTTGTCGACCATTTTCAATCACCTTTATATAACTGTTTTTTTAGTTCGGCGATTTGGTCGTCAGATAGAATCTTTAATGCTTCGGCTGCTTTAGCATCCGAGTATCCATAGTATTCCTTGACAGCACTCAAATCACTGTTAGATGCCTTTTTGTGCCATTTACTGTATTGGCGTTTATGGGCTCTTATGATATTTATAAGAAAGTCATATTTGAGTTTGTTGTCTAAAGACGTAAAACGGTTCATTTCGTTAGCAAATAATACCGTGTCACGATGGTACGAAAGTGCTCGATTCACCATAAAAGATGGATAAGACTTCTCGTCTTGCTCATTTAATAAAGCATATTTTTTGGTCTGTAGGATAGACGGAATTATATCTTTAAATAGATCAGCCATTGAACTTGCACTCCACCATCATCTCTGTAAGACATGCGGTAAGATTAAGTTCCTGATCTGCGACAAAGGCTGACTGATATTGATACTTGGCGAGAAGTAGGACTGCGTTTGGAATCGTAGACTTATCCATGATGTCATACAAACTGTCATAGATTTTACGATAGATTTTTGCAGGATCTTCGCTACCTAAATCGGTAACCCATTTTCTCATAGCAGAAAAGTTTTCTGCTTTTAACGCTGACACAAGTTCATTGATAGAAACATCAGCAACATTTACAAGAATACCAGCATCAATCTTTCCGCTGACAGAATATCTTTGAAGTTCATTTAGAACTCGACGATAATCTGGGAAATGTTTCTTTACAACTTCAACTAGCACTGCCTTATCAAATGGCACTTTCTCTGTTGCTAGGATTTCTGCCGCACGCTTCATAAATGCTGCAGCCATCTTTGGTCGATCTTCCTTACGAAGTTTAAACTCAATTACAGCGCATCGTGAGTGTAGTGGTGGAATAATGCGATCCTTAAAGTTGCAAGTCATAATAAAAGTGCAATTAACTGCAAACTCTTCCATGGCTGCGCGCATCGCAGGTTGCGTACTATTAGGATTTAGATAATCTGCTTCGTCGATAATGATGACTTTCTTACCACCAGTCAAAGACATGGAACTGGCATAAGTTTTAATCTTCATTCGAAAGGTATCAATACCCGATTCATCTGAACCATTAACCATCAAATAGTCGCAACCCACTTCTTCGCACAATGCTTTCGCAACTGTGGTCTTGCCGACCCCAGGTCCACCGCAAAGAAGCAAATGCGGAATCTCTTTCCTATCCACATAGGACTGGAAAGTAGTTTTGTATTCTTCGGGGAGGATGCAATCGGCGATCGTATGCGGTCTGTATTTTTCTACCCACAACACTTCATTCATAATATATTCCTTATTCAAAACATTGCATCAAATTATCGGCTGCGGCTTTATTTGCTTTATCCTCCTCGAAAAATTCTTGCAGTTCGAAGTTGGTTAAAAATTTTTTATATCTTCTATAATTTTTTGACTTTTCGTTCCAAACGTCAATGTGAAATTTTCTAATATCTGCTTCTCTGAAGAGATAGTCAGGTAAATCTTGCAGTCCTGAATTAACATAACATTGCGCTTTCGAAATCCACTTTTTAACCAAACGATCATTGATATCGTCATTCTCAAAACACCATGC